TTCTTGCCGCGCCTGCTGCGCCATCAATCCGCTCGTTGTGAGGTCATGAAATGGACTTGCTAAAAATATTTCGCAGGCAGGAAGCCAAGGAAAGCGCGGTTGGTAAAATCCTGATCACAAATCCGGGCCAGCCGGTATGGTCGCCGCGAAATTATAAGCAATTCGCTGAAGAAGCCTATGGCAAAAACGTAGTTGCATATCAGTCAGTTAATAAAATCGCAGAAGCAATTTCGTCTGTTCAGATGATGGTGTTTCGCGGCGAACAGGAATTAAGCGACCATCCTCTCTTAGCGCTGCTGGATCGTCCAAATCCAATGCAATCTGGTTCTGATTATATGCAAGCCAAGGTCAGCTATTTGATGCTGGCCGGGAATGGATATGAGGAGCGAGTTAAAATCGGTCAGGAAGTGCGAGAGCTTTACCAGCTTCGACCTGATCGGATGAAAATCATTCCTTCAAATAATGGCGTTCCATCCGCTTATGAATACGAGATTGGAGGGCGCAAGGTTCGATTTGATGTTGATCCGCGAACGCTTGACTGTGACCTGCGTCATTTGAAATTGTTTAATCCCATCAATGACTGGTATGGCCTAAGCCCGGTTGAGGCCGGTTCGTATGCCATCGACCAGCTAAACGAAAGCATGGCATGGCTTCAGGCGCTCTTGCAAAACAGCGCCCGTCCATCCGGCGCTCTGGTCATGAAGGATGGCGGATCGCTTTCTGATGACAATTTCAATCGGCTTAAAACGCAGATCGAAGAACAATACGCTGGCAGCCGCAATGCTGGCCGTCCGATGCTATTGGAAGGCGGGCTTGATTGGAAACAGATGGGGCTTTCGCCTGCCGACATGGGCATCATTGAAGCTAAGTTCAGCGCAGCCCGCGATGTTGCGCTTGCCTTTGGAGTTCCGCCGCTGTTGCTGAATATTCCCGGCGATAATACTTATGCAAACTACAAGGAAGCGCGGCTTGCGTTCTGGGAAGACACAGTTTTGCCGTTGCTTGATCTAATCGTAAACGATTGGAATAATTGGCTTGCTGCGCCTTATGGCGTTGAAATACGCGCAAATGTTGATGAAATCCCTGCGATTTCTGAAAAACGAATGATGCTCTGGGAGATGGCGGATCAATCTCAAGACCTGACGATCAACGAGCGCCGCGCCATGAAAGGCTATGAGCCTGTTCCCGGCGGCGATGTTGTTCCGCTTTTAATGAAATCGCCAGCGCCAGTGTCATCAATTCCGCCAGATTTGACAGCAGAGGACATTAAGGCGCTGGCGTATGGTCTAGACTATAAAGCCGACGGCTATCAACCAACAGAAGCCATGGCAGCAGAGGCAGAGCGCGGACTTGAATGGCGGCGTGAATTTAATCGCGGCGGCACAGAGGTAGGCGTTGCTCGCGCCCGCGATATTAGCAACCGGAAAAACCTTTCCGCCGATACGGTGAAGCGCATGGTGAGTTATTTTGCCCGCCATGAAGTGGACAAGCAGGGCCAAGGATGGTCGCCCGGAGAAAAAGGATACCCGTCAGCCGGTCGCATCGCTTGGGCGTTATGGGGCGGCGATCCCGGTAGGGCTTGGGCAAACAAGATCAATCGTCAACTGGATGACGAATAATGCTCCGCGCATGGATGGACGAAAACCGCCAACGCGAGTGGCGGCGACAAATGGCGCTCATGGAGCGTCTGGAAAATAAATTTGTCGCCAGTTTATCCACAGGAATTTACAACGCCAGTGCAGAAATGATTTCTGCATGGAAAATCACCCGCGAAGTAATTCCGGCGCGAGGCTTCCGCGACAAGCTGGAAAATATTTACAAGGATATGATTGTTTCTTCGGCGGTCTCATTTGGCGTTCGCATTTGGCAGCAGGGCAAAAGCGCTGGCGTTGATTTAGAACACAAGCAAGATTTTTCGCAATTTATGATGTCGGAAGCACTTCGATATTTAGCGAGCGAGGTTATCCGCAGGCGCATCGGTGGCGTTGAAACGGAAACGCGCCAGAATATTATTCGCGCTATCGCTCGCGGATATGTTGAAGGGCTGGGCCAAGACGATATTGCAGATATGATTATGGACACAATGGAAGGAATTTCGCAGTGGCGGGCGCGTATGATTGCGCGAACGGAAGTGCATGGCGCTGCGAATTATGGAGCCTATGAAGCCGCCAAGCGCACGGGATTGCCGATGCAAAAGGAATGGATTTCCGCCATCGACAAGCGCACCAGATCGCTGGAAAATGGCGATGAGTATGGTCATCTAGAATTTAATGGCACGAAAGTTGGTATGGACGAGGCGTTTGTGTTTACTTCCAAAGAGGGCATTGAAGATCGCCTGATGTATCCGGGCGATCCAAATGGCGCGGCTGGAAACGTCATAAACTGCCGATGCACGACTGGTTTTGTGGTCGATACGGAGGCTTTATTGTGATCGCTGCAAAATCTGATATATTTCCGAAATGCCAAAGCCAAACCGGAATGAAGCACGAGATGATTTTCTGGAACGCTGCATGGGCGATCAGGAAGCAATTTCCGATTTTCCAGATGCCGATCAGCGTTATGTCGTTTGCCAATCGTTCTGGGAAGATAGGGCCAAAGATATGAGCGAAAATATTCAGAGGAAATCAGTTTCTCTAGACCTGAAAAAAGAGCCTGATCAGGATGGCGTTTTTGAAGGCTATGCGTCTGTTTTTGGCATTGTCGATCAGGGCATGGACGTGGTCGAGCGCGGCGCGTTTATGAAAACGCTGGGCAAACGCAAGATCAAAATGCTTTGGCAGCACGATACGCAGCAGCCAATCGGTGTCTGGGATGAAGTGCGCGAGGATGAGCGCGGCTTGTTTGTTCGCGGTCGCATCCTGAAGGAAGTAGATAAGGGCCGCGAGGCGATGGCGCTGTTGCGGGCTGGTGCAATTGATAGCATGTCGATTGGCTATCGTGCTATTGAGAGCATCGAAGAAGGCGGCGGGCGTATTCGCAAGTTGACCGAAATTGATCTGTTTGAGATTTCTCTTGTGACGTTCCCGATGCTGCCGGATGCAAAAATCACGGCAGTCAAATCGATCAAAACGGAACGAGAGTTTGAGGCTTTCCTGCGAGATGCAGGATATAGCCGCAAAGAGGCCACAGCAATAACGCTGCACGGCTTCAAGGCACTTACCGGACTGCGGGACGCTGGATCGGATGAAGGTGCGAAACCCGAAGGTCTTTCCGACCTTCTGTCTCACATCGAAAATCTGAAAACGAGGCTAACCAATGTCTGATGAAATCAAGCAAGCCGCTGCGGCGGTAGACTCTCTTAACCGGGCTTTTGACGAGTTCAAAAAGGCGAACGATGCTCGCCTTGCTGAAATCGAAAAGAAAGGCTCATCCGATCCCGTCCTCGATGCCAAGCTGGCGAAGATCGAGGCCGACATGCAGAAGGCTCAGGCAATTGCTGACGAAGCCGCGCTGGCTTCCAAGCGGGCCAACCGCATTGTGACCGACGAAAAGGGCGAGCAAATCGACCTTGACGCCAAGTCGCAGGAGTGGGCCGGTATGCTTGCTCGTCGCCGTGGCGAAACCGTTCCGCAGTTTGATGCTGCTGGCATGGCCGCCTACAAATCCGCTTTTGATCGCTTCCTCCGCAAGGGCGAAGAAATCATGGGCATGGACGAGCGCAAGGCTCTGTCGGTCGGTTCTGATCCCGATGGCGGCTATGTTGTCAATCCTGACACGTCTGGCCGTATCGTTCAGAAGGTTTTCGAAACTTCTCCGATGCGGGCTTTCGCCAGCATTCAGGTCATTTCCAGCGATGCTCTGGAAGGACTGTTTGACCTGAACGAAGCCTCGTCGGGCTGGGTTGGTGAAACCGCTTCGCGTTCGGAAACCAACACGCCGGAAATCGGCAAATGGCGCATCCCGGTCCATGAACTTTATGCTGCGCCTCGTGCAACGCAGAAGCTGCTGGACGACGCCTCGATCAACATGGAAGCATGGCTTGCTTCCAAGGTGTCCGAAAAGTTTGCCCGCGACGAAGCTGCCGCTTTCGTCAATGGCAATGGCGTTGGCAAGCCGCGTGGTTTCTTGACCTATGCGGACGGCACCACTCTGCCCGGCACCATCGAGCGTTTTGACACTGGCGTGAACGGCGCTTTTGCGGCGGCTCCGAATGGTGGCGACGTTCTGATCAACGCGCTCTACGGTCTCAAGACTCAGTATCGCGCAAACGCAACGTGGTTCATGAACCGCGCAACGCTGACCTTGACGCGCAAGCTGAAGGACAGCGATGGTGCCTATCTCTGGTCGCCCGGCATCGCTGCTGGTCAGCCTGCCACGTTGCTGGGTTATCCGGTTGCCTCGTTCGAGGACATGCCTGATCCGGCGACAGACAGCCTGTCGATTGCGGTTGGCGATATGCGTGAAGCGTATCAGATCGTTGATCGCCTTGGCATCCGCACTCTGCGCGATCCCTATTCCGCCAAGCCTTATGTGGAGTTCTACACCACGAAGCGCGTCGGCGGTGATGTGGTTAACTTCGAAGCCATCAAGCTGATCGAGTTCACCGCGTAAAACAACTGGGGCGGCAATCACGCCGCCCCTTTTCCACTAACACGCTGAAAGGATTACTAGAATGCGTGATATGCTTCGCAACAAGCAGGTTGTCCACCTTGGCAATCTGTCGCTTTCCGGCACGACGCCTGCGGCTTCGTCTTGGGTTGATGTTCAAGGCTTTGATGCCGCGACCATCGTTCTGGTTAGCAACACGATCACTGACGCTGGCACGGCTGCTGGCTTCACTGCGACTGTCCAGCATGGCGATGACAGCACTGCCGCTGGCGCTGCTGCGATTGTCGCGGCGGACAGCGTTGATGGCGCGATTTCGGTCACCGTGACTTCTGACACTGCCGACAACTCTGTTGCTGGTGGCGTCGGCTATCGCGGCTCCAAGCGCTATGTTCGCATGAATGTTGTTGGCACGACCGGCACGGATGCTGACGTTTCCGTGATTGCGATCCTCAACAAGCCGCATCGCGCCGAAACGACATTTGTCGGCACGGCGGTTGCTGCCACCTAATAACGAGATGGCGGGCGCTTAATTGCGCTCGCCATTTTTTCTAGCGGGAGCAAGATCATGAAAGCAGAAATTGTTGCGCCGAAAGGCTTTAGAATTGCGCCAGAAGGGCATACGATTGTCATGTTCAAAAATGGCGATATTGTAGAGGGCACGATTGCTGAAATTGCTATATCGGCAGGCTATGCAAAAAGAGTTGATGAAATAGCCGAAAGCCTCGACTGGAAAACAGAGCGAGCGCCAAAAGTGTCTGAAAAGTATGAATTTAAACGTCCTCGCGGTCGCCCTAGAAAGGTTCAACCATGACGCTCCGCCCAGCAATTCAGTTATATCAGGGACGCGGTTCTGTTTTGGTATCAGGCCCGGCTTCGGAGCCTATCACGGCGGTTGAACTGCGTTCGCATATTCGAGCAGATATAACAGAATTGCCAGACAATGAGGCCAATGAAATTATTGAAGAAGCCCGCCAGATGATTGAGGATTATTCTGGTCTTGCGTTTATTTCTCAATCATGGCGGTTAACTCTTGATCATTGGCCCGCAGCTTCAGAAGCATGGTGGGACGGCGTTCAGCAAATTCATCGCAATGAAATCTATGGCGGAATGGCAAGCCTTGAACTCCCGCGCTGGCCGTTGGCTTCGATTACCAGCGTCACGGTTTATGATGAAGACAGCAATGCTACGGCTGTGACGGTTGGCACGACTTTCGACGTTGATATTTATTCAACGCCCGGTCGATTGACACTTAAGCGTGGGTCTACTTGGCCGGTTGCTTTGAGAGCAAACAACGCGATCAATATCGTTTATGTGGCTGGATATGCCAATGCCTTGTCTGTCCCTGCGACAATGAAACGAGCGGTGAAAAATCTTTCTGCGTTTTTATATACAAATCGCGGAGATAACTGCTCGCCAAACGAAGCAATGGAAAAATCTGGCGTTGATCAGATTATCGGAATTTATAAGCCACAGAGGGTCTGATGACTTATCCCAGCGGCTTAGATATTTCGCGCGGTCTGGCATCTGGTTGCCGGGTTATTCATTGCTTTGGTCGCAATACAGCTATCGGCGCAACATTTACGCCAATAACGCGCTCTGGGTTTTACCGAACGCCACAAGTTTCTGGCGCTACGGCTTTGCGCGTGAAGGCTGGCGGTAATGCAAATGACACGGCAAATGGGACTGGAGCGCGTTCCATAATTTTGACAGGTATTGATGCAAATGGGGATTTGATTAATGAAATAATTGCAACGGCTGGTGCATCGGCATCAGCAGCAACTAGCAAGACGTTTATACGTCTTTTAGACGCTTCGGTTCATTCTTCCGGAACATATGCTAGTCAATCCGCAGCATCACATTCAGGCAATATTGTCATTGAAAATGCCGCTGGCGGCGATGACTGGGCGCTGATTTCTGACGGATCATTCCCGCGTGGCGATACCGAAATTGGCGTTTATACCACACCCCGAGGGCGTTCTGGATACGTTCATCATATTAGGCTTTCGTCTGATGTGGAAAAAAAATCAAATATCGTATTTTTTAAACGCTCTGGAATATTGGAAACTCAAGCGCCGTATTCATCAATGACTCTTGTCGCTGAATATCCAAACGTCAGCGGAACGATCTTGCTTGAATTTGATCCGCCTTTAAAATTCCCAGAATTAACAGATTTCGGTTTCATGGCTAAAATTGACGCCTCAACAGTCGATGTGACTGTCAGCTTTGATGTGGTAGAGTGCATTCCATGAAATGCTGCGACGTAAATAGCGGGATGCTCCGCGAGCCTGTCACATTCCAGCGCCAGACACGCATCAGCGATGGCGCTGGCGGTCAGACGCAAACATGGGCGGCTATATCTGGGACGCCATCACGGGCGTTTGTGACCAATACTAGCGGCGGCGAAAGATTTGCATCAGATCGGATTGAAGCCACTGTCCGGCTAAAACTGGTCACGCGATACAATTCAAGCCTAAGAGAAAATGACCGGGTGCTGATCCGCAATAAGGCGCATAATATTCGCTTCATAAATAATATGGAATTTCGCAATCAATGGCTGGAAATCCTCGTTGATGGCGGAGTGGCGTCATGACCGGGATTTCTCTCAAGGTTCAAAACGTGGATGCTGTTATGCAGGCCATCCGCCAATATGGCGCAAAGGCGGAAGCTGAATTGAGCAAGGCGGTCAATACCACGGCGTTGACCATCAATACTGACATCAAAAAAGCTATCCAATCGCCGCCAAAAACCGGCGTGGTCTATATGCGCCGGGGCAAGAAACACCAAGCATCCGCGCCCGGTGAAGCACCGGCTACAGATACGGGAACGCTTGTTAGTTCAATAACATATAAGCAAGAAATACCATTGACCGCTACTGTTTCCAGCCGATTGGATTATGCCTATTATCTGGAGTTCGGAACGCGCTCAATCAAACCGCGCCCGTCATGGGTTCCGGCGGTTGAAAAAAATACCAAACTGTTCAACGATCTTGTTGATGCTGCACTGCGGAGGGCCGCGCAATGAAAGCTGCTGCCCTACAGCAGGCCGTCTATAACCGTCTGAACGATAGCAGCGTGACCAGCTTGCTTTCGTCAGCCTATTCGCCGCTGGTTGCAATATTTTCAATCGGCAGCGTTCCGCAATCGGTAGATAGCGAGGCTGAAACCAATTTCCCCTATCTGACGTTCAATACAACTTCGCTGACGCCGAATGACACGAAAGACAAGGTTGGTGGATCGGCGGCGGTTCAAATTGATGTATGGTCGCGCGGACTTTCCGATCTGGCTATCAATCAAATTGTGGACGCCATCGACGTTCGTATAAGACGAGCTGATCTATCCATATCTGGCGCGACGCATATCACCACAGAACTAATTTCGTCCATCATGACTGACGATCCTGACGGCAAGACCAAGCATGTTGTCATTCTCTATCGCGTCTTGTTCCTCAATAACTAAACAGCTATAATCCGGCGCAGAAAGGCATTTAGATGGCTATTTCAGGTCGCAAAGTTCGCATAAGCCGGGGCGGTGTCGCAGTTGTTGGCGCTCGCACTGATAGCGTGACGCTAAACAATGAGCCTATTGATGCCACAGACAAGGATGATCTTGGCTGGCGCACCATGATTGCTGACGTTTCCGCCCGCAGCGTTTCTTGCGAGGTTGAGGGCGTATTAAAGAACGCAACGCTTCTGGGCATCAGCGTCGGGACAACATCAGCTCTTTTAGAAGCCTGCACGGTGGAAATTGAAGGCATTTCCACTTTCTCAGGCGATTTCTATTTGCAAAATATTTCGCTTGGCGCGGAACAGGCGGATGCGGTGACGTTCACGGCAACGCTGGAAAATAGCGGCGTTATCACGGCCACAATCGCGCCATACAATACCGTTGCGCCAGCCGTAACAGGAACGCAGGAAGTCAGTGAAACGCTTACCACAACCAATGGAACATGGGCTGGCGATGCTACCATCACCTATGCAATCCAATGGCAGCGCGGCAACGCAAATAATTCTAATGATCCGTCTTGGTCGAATATTTCCGCCGCGACATCTTCGACTTATATCCTACAGGCTGGCGATGAAGCGAAATACATTCGCGCTCGCATAACCGCAACCAATTCGGAAGGCTCAACTGTTGCCTTTTCGAATATCGTCGGGCCGATTGCGCCCTAAATGAAAGGCTAAGGAAATGGCTGCAATTTCAGGTCGCAAGGTCCGTATCAAAAAAGGTGGCACTGCCGTTGCTGGCGCTCGTGCCGACAACATCACCATCAACAACGAGCCGATCGACATCACCGACAAGGATGATGCTGGCTGGCGCACAATGCTGGCCGATGCTGGTGTCCGGTCTGTAGATGCGGATGTTGAAGGCGTTCTGATTGATAGCACTCTGATTGCTGTCGCGGTCGGCACGGCTTCCAGCTTGCTTTCGGCTTGGACGCTTGAAATTGATGGCATTGGCGACTTTTCAGGTGACTTCTACCTGAATAGCTTCGCCATCACAGGCGAGCAGGCGGACGCGACAACGTTCACTGCAAACATTCAATCGAGCGGAACAATCACGTTCACGCCAGATTGATAACATAGGAGCGGGAGACTATGGCTATTTTTCGCGACGTTGTGCTGACTTGGAAAGGCGTTGACTATACAGTGACGCCTTCAATGCGTCTTATGCGTTCTATTGAAATGGGCGATATAAGCCTAACAGATATTGCGGTTCGCGCCGCATCTGGAAGGCCGCCGGTTTCTCACCTTGCTTATGTGATTTCGAAAATGCTTCAATCTTCTGGACTAAACGTCAGCGAGGATGAAGTATATTCCGAAATCATGGGCGGCAAAGATGAAGAAATCGGAAAGCTGTTCGCGGCAACTTTAACGGCGTTTATGCCTGACGCAGGAGAGGAAAAAAACAACGTCGCCCGGACCTAAAGCCAGTCGAGAGTTCGGGCAAACAAAGTAAGGTTGACTGGAATACAATGTATTTATGGGCGCGAGAATGGCAAATTCAACCGTCTGAATTTTGGGAAATGACGCTTGCAGAATGGTGGTGCGAGTTCGAGCATAAAACGGCGCAAATGGATAAAACCAAATACGCCGGGAGGCTAACCAAGTCTGATGTGGACGATCTAAAAGAATGGATGGAAAAGAAGAATGGCCGTTCCAAGCATCAAGGTTAGCGTTGACGCCGATCCCGCAAATCTAAAGCGGGGTTTGACTGATGCTAGTCAGGCCATCAAAGACTTTGCGTCTAAAGGTGAATTGACTGTTAGAAATGTAGGCGATGTTCTTGATAGCACATTTGAAAACTCAACAAAATTAATATCCGATAAATTCGGGACAATGAGCGGGCTTGTGCAGCAAGCCTTGCAGCAAATGATTGTCCCGTCCACTTTGTTGCAAACGGCTATTGCTACTATCGGGCCGCTTGCCATCGCGGCTTTCCAGCAAACCGAAACGAAAATTTCAGAAGCCAAAGAAGAATTAAAAGAATTTGAGCGGGTTCTGGCCCTTGTAAAAGAGGGTTTCCCGGCGCTTGCTACTGAATTAGAAAAGATCGGGCAGGCCAGCCAGAATGTAATCAGAACGCAAATGGTGGGTTCTCTTTCCGATTTGTCGGAAAAGCTGTCAACCATGGCCAATCAGCTTGTTGAAATACTTGGCCGGACTGATGCCCAGATTGATGAATTGACGGGATCATTGCAGCAAACGTCCGGCGCTCTTGTGCTGGCGAATAAAGAGTTCGCTCCATTTTTTTCAATCATTCAGCGGTTTGTAGATGAAGTCAAAAGCGGCGCAACGCCGAATGTGGAAGAATTTCGCAATGCCATTGCTGACATGGCAAAGACAGCGGAAGATGCTGGCAACGAGGGCATACAGGCGCTTGCTAGGCAAGTGTTAAACCTGACTGCTAATATCAATCAGGTTCATTCGGCAATGCAGCGCGCCAAGCAAGCGACGGCGGAACTTGGCGAATATACCCGCGCCGAAATGCAGACTTTCAAAGAGTATGCAGAAGCGCAAAGGGCGTTGGCTGCGATTGCGAAGCCTGCTCAGACTGACCGGCAAAAAGTTGAAGAACTTTTTCAAAAAATGCTAGCTAGATCTACGGATGAAATCACACGCCAGAATGCTGAGCGTGAACGTGGTTTAGCATTGCAGCGCATTGCGGCGGAAGAAGCTGCCAAGGTTAAACCAGCAAAAGCTGCGCCTGAATACGAAACAGAGGAAGAAGAAAATCGCCGGTTGCGTGAGCGGTTAGAAAGACGGCTGCAAACAATTGCTGAATTTGGAATGAAAGAGGAACAGCAATTATTTTCCCGTTTTGAGCGTATGCGAGCGATTGTTGACCAAGCAAGCCAGCTTGATATGGAAAGCACATCGCTGACAGATGAGCAAAAAATTGCTGCGGCGCAACGCTATCAACAAATCATGGAAGATTTGGAAGCAAAGCATCAAAAAAATCTTGAAATGCTTAGAATGCGTGGCGTTAATTCTGCCTTGTCTCAATATGCAAGCATGTTTGGCTCTTTGGCGCAGCTTGCAAGAGCGGGCGGGGATAAGTTCTTTAATTTAACCAAAGCCTTCGGCATAGCGGAGGCTTTGATCAACACATATGTAGGTGTCACAAAAGCATACGCACAGGGAGGCTTCCTTGGTCTTGCAATGGGCGCTGCGGTTCTGGCAAAAGGTCTGGCAGCGGTGGCTACAATCGCAGCGACAAAGCCCGGTGGTGGCGGCGGTAGGCCATCTGTTGGTGGTGGAGGAGGCGGGGCTTCTGCGCCGGGTGGCGGCGGCTCCAGCAACGGCTCTGGCGGCATGGGCAATGCGGTCTATATCAATCTACAAGGTCAATCGTTCGGACGCGATCAGGTTCGCAATCTGATCGAGCAAATCGCCGCCTATCAGAAGGATGGCGGTCAGGTGGTATTCGCATCATGAGCATCATCTTTTCGCCAAATCTGATTGCACTATCGCCACCAGCCGCGCCCGATCTGGACGCGCCGATCTTTGGCTATGAGAATTTCGTAACTGCGGCTGGAATAACGGCTGATACAGAAGCGGCTCTATATCCAGCGACCAATCTTGCCAATGTCTCAACAGCGTCTTTCTGGCGGGCGAATGATACCACCGCTCAGACTTTAGAGTTCACCATCAACCCGGCCCAGCAAATTGATTATGTGGCGATTGCGCGACATAATTTCTCAACCGCTGGGATCAGCGTTGAAATTGATTTGCAGGAAGGCTCAGGCGATCCTTGGGTGGAAGCAATCGCGGCCAATATTCCCGGCGATAATTCCGCGCTGATTTATCGCTTCCCAGAGCAAGCGGCGTTTGGTGTTCGCATTAACCTTGGATCGGGCAGCGCTGCGGCTGAAGCGGCTGTTGTGTATGTTGGAAAACTGCTGGTTTCGCAGCGCCGCATCTATGTCGGCCATCGCCCGATTACGCTCAACCGGCGCATCGAGGTCGTTAATGGGCAAAGCGAAAGCGGCAACTATTTAGGCCGCATTGTCACGGGATCAAACCTGACAACTTCAGTCAGCCTGTCGCATCTGACGCCATCATGGTATAGATCGGACTTCGATCCATTTGTTTTGGCGGCTCAGACGGTTCCGTTTTTCTTCGGGTGGAAGCCTCTTAGCTATCCAGAAGAATGCGCGTTTGCATGGCTTACAAATAATCCAGAGCCATCGAATATGTTGCCAAATGGAATGATGCAGGTCGATCTTGAAATGGCGGGCGTTTCATCGTGACTGACAAGCGCATATTGGTTTATGTGGAAGTCGAGCAGGACTATTGCGCCCTGACGTATGGCGTTGCGCCATGCACTGCATCAATACCGACAACCGGCGCGGCTAAGTGCTATAACACTAGAAAAACCTGCCAAGACATTGCGAATTTTGATAGCGATCCAGTGACGCTTCGATTTGGTCTTGATGTTGATTATTTGCCAAAATCAATCGAGTGCATTCCGTCAATAGTGGATTGGTCCGTATCGCCAGCAATCATTTCGCTTGGCGAAGACTTGGGGCTTCGCGCTGAAATGCGCGTGACGTTCAAAGATCATCCTTGGAGCGATACTGGTCCGGGCGGTGATAAATATCTGGCAGATCGCGCATATGATCCGTTCACGCAAGGAACATATTGGGGAAAATGGCGGGCGCGTGTTCAGTTTCTGCGCGGTCGGAATATCCGGCTTTATGTCGGCTATGAAGGACAAACGCTTGCACAAATGGAAACCCGGCATTTCATTGTGGAGTCGTTTAATGGACCAACAGTCAATGGCACATTTTCCATTACAGCTAAAGACCCGTTGAAATTATTAGACGGCGATCGCGCTCAAGCGCCAATGCCAAACAATGGCTTTCTTGTTTCTGATATAACGGACGTTGCGACTAGTTTCACGCTTTCGCCTTCTGGCGTCGGCGATGGAGAATATCCGACTTCTGGTTATATGAATATTGGCGGCGCTGAAATTGTTGAATTTACAAGATCAGCCGATGTTGTGACGCTTGTTTCGCGCGGGCAGCTTGGAACTACAGCAAAAGCACATTCGGCACAGGATCGCGCTCAGGTTGTTTTGTATTACACAGGCGATGATCCGGCGGATATTATATATGATTTAATGGTGAACTATGCAGGGATTGACCCTGCATGGATCAATCTTGAAGATTGGCAATTTGAAACTGAGAACTTCTTGCGTAGAGTTTTTTCCGCAACTATTGCTGATCCCACTAGCGTTAAAAAACTGATTACAGAACTTGTCCAGCAGGCCGCTTTGTCGATCTGGTGGGATGATATTAATCAGGAAATCAGGCTCCGTGTTCTTCGCGCAATCAGCACTGAGGCGGAGCAAATAG